AAACCATTGCGCTTGCCACCTACGGTGAAATTTTCTCTATCACGCGTCAGGCGATCATCAACGATGATTTGAACCAACTGACTGACGTACCGATGAAAATGGGCCGCGCCGCCAAGGCTACTATTGGTGATCTGGTCTATGCCATTTTGACGAAAAACCCGAAATTGTCCGACGGCAAAGCACTGTTTAGCACCGATCATAAAAACCTCGGTAGTGGCGCTATCTCGGTCGCCAGCATTGACGACAACCGCAAGCTGATGCGCTTGCAAAAAGAAGGTGAGCGAGCGCTGAATATTCGCCCGGCTTATATGCTGGTACCGGTTGGTCTGGAAACACTGGCTAATCAGACCATCAAGTCTGCCAGCGTCAAAGGCGCGGATACTAACTCGGGTATCAACAACCCGATCCAGAACTTTGCAGAAGTTATTTCTGAAGCGCGACTGGACGATGCCGACCCTAAAGCCTGGTATCTGGCCGCAGCACAAGGCACTGATACCATCGAAGTAGCCTATCTCAATGGTGTGGATACGCCGTATATCGACCAGCAAGAAGGCTTCACGACCGACGGCGTTGCAACGAAAGTACGCATTTACGCCGGTGTGGCACCGCTTGATTACCGTGGCCTGACGAAATCCACCGGCCAGTAAAACACGCCAGCAGCAATCCAACGCCCGTAAGGGCTTTTTTTATGCCTGAAACCAGCCCCTTCGGGGGCTGAACGGAGAACATTATGGCTAATAATTTTTTACAAGACGGCAAAACTATTGCCATCACTAACGGCACCACAAAAACCATCTCAAGTGGCGACCCTGTCGTGATCGGGGCTGTAATTGCCGTGGCTATCACTGATATTCCAGCTGGTTCGTTGGGTGACGGCTTTACATGCGGCGTATTCATTTTGCCAAAGTTGCCGGCAGATATCGTTCCCGCCGGTACGGCCGTGTTTATCAAGGACGGTAAGATTCAGCTTGATAGCAAAGATGCCGTGGCAGCAGGGATCGCGTGGGAAGACGCAGGCGCAAACGCCACTGTTGTTGCAGTAAAAATCAATGGCTAATGCCTTTGAAAGAATGGCCGGCCGCATGGATGCGGTCACCATCAAGGTTATGGGGAAAACGGCCAATATTAACGGCATTGATTATGCGGTTGTTCCTGCGGAGCTTCTCGAGGAAATGGGGCCGTTGTCCGGCACGGGCACCACGCTGGTGGTTTTCTCAAGTGATTACCATGCGCGGCGAAATGATGTCGTCATTTTCGACGGTGAGTCACTCACTGTAACGCGACATGACAAGTTCAACGGCAAGCCGCGCATCCATATCGAATAGACGGGAGGGCCGATGTCGATAAAAGGGTTAGAAAGAGCAATCCAGAACTTAAACAGCCTAAGTCGTTGGATCGTTCCCGATGCCACGGCCAAGGCTTTAAACCGTGTTGCAGGCAGAACCATCAGCCACGGCAGCCGGAAAGTAGCCAAAGAGGCGACTGTCGACGACAACCGCAAAAAAGGACTGCCTGTCAGGCTGGTTCGCCAGCGTGCAAAGCTGAAAAAAGCGAAGCCAGAGCGTCTTACTGCCTCAATTAAAATTAACCGCGGCAACCTACCGGCCATCAAGCTTGGCGCGGCCCGAACGCGACTATCCCGCCGAAAAGGCGCAAAGCATGGGCAAGGAAGCGTTCTTAAAGTGGGTCCCTACACCTTCCGAAACGCTTTTATCCAGCAACTCGCTAATGGCCGGTGGCAGGTGATGCGCCGCGTTGGGCGCGCTCGTTATCCAATCGACGTGGTGAAAGTGCCGCTTGATGCGCCGCTGACAGAAGCATTTACCACTATTTCAAAGGGGCTCATTGAAAGCGATATGCCTAAGGAGCTTTCTTCAGCCCTTAAAAATCAGTTGAGGATCCACCTAACGCGATGAACAAGCACACCGCTATCCGCGCGGCCGTACTGGATAAGCTGAAAGGCGACATCGGTGATTCAGTAACTTGGTTTGACGGCCGACCCGTATTTCTTGAAGAGCAGGACTTGCCCGCCGTTGCAGTCTATTTGTCTGATGCTGAGTACACCGGCGACACACTCGACGAAGACAGCTGGCAGGCCACTTTGCACGTTGAAGTGTTTCTGAAAGCAGCAAACCCAGACAGTGCCTTAGATATCTGGATGGAGGAAAAAGTCTATCCATCAATGGCGTCTGTACCTGCCTTGGCTGGCCTAATCGAAACAATTACCCCACAGGGCTATGAATATCAGCGTGATGATGAAATGGCTACGTGGGGATCGGTAGACCTGTCCTATTCCCTCAATTATTCAATGTAAGGATTTTTTATGCCTACTCCAAACCCGCTGGCGCCAGTAAAAGGCGCCGGAACTACGCTTTGGTTGTACACGGGAACTGGTGACCCTTATGCCAGCCCGCTCAGTGATACCGACTGGACTCGCCTTGCAAAAATCAAGGATCTAACGCCGGGCGAAATGACCGCCGAGTCCTACGATGACACCTATCTGGATGACGAAGATGCGGACTGGAGTTCAACTGCGCAGGGCGAAAAGTCAGCCGGCGATACCAGTTTCACATTAGCGTGGAAGCCGGGAGAGGTGGGCCAGCAGGGCTTGGTTGACTGGTTCACCCTCGGCGACGTGCGTGGCTACAAAATCAAATATCCGAACGGGGCCGTTGACGTGTTCCGTGGTTGGTTGAGCAGCTTAGGCAAAGCGGTACCGGCGAAAGAGGTGATCACCCGTACCGTTAAGGTCACCAACTCGGGTAAACCGTCTCTGGCGGAAGAGGACCGTTCAGCATACGTGCCCGTTACTGGTTTAACCGCCACTCCCAAAACTGGCACGGTGACAGTCGGCAATACCACTACAATCACTTTTGCCGTAAGTCCGGCAGGTGCGACAGACAAGACGCTGCGCATTGTTTCATCCGACAAATCGATTGCAACGGTAACCGTGCTCGATAACGTCGTAACCGTAAAAGGGGTTAAAGCCGGTACGGTACAAGTGATCGGTATGACGCCAGACGGTAGTTTTGTGGCAACCGCCGACATCACAGTTTCTTAACGCGAATTCACTCCACTTTCAAAGCCCCATCACAGGGGCTTTTTTATAGGTACCAATTATGTTTCTGAAAAAAGATACGCTGACTTTGGGTGAGCAGAAGATAACGCTTCACGAATTATCTGCGCTACAGCGCGCAGAGTATTTTGATTTTCTGGCAGATAAAGAGGCCAGTGCTGCTGAGGGCGAAAGCGATTTTAAAGCTAATGCTCGTTTAATGAAATTCAACATTGAAGTGAATGCTTGGTTGGTTTCACGGTCCTTGTGGCACTCGGAACCTGAGCGCGAAGAAAATGAAATTTGGCGGGAGGTCATGCGCAAATGGCCAAGTGAAGGTTTGAATGATGCCGTTGAAATGGTTCTAGAGCTGAGCGGTATGGTTCCTAAAAAAGCTGATGCGCCGGAAACTGCTAATGATGAACCTCATGTAGAGGACGTAACGGTCGAGGCCCGCCCACTGGCAAAATAGCCGCCCGTGAACGCGACTTTGCGTTTCGGCTTGCAAGGGAATTTCGGCGGGCGGACTGGCGGCGGATGTTAAGCGAAATGAGCGCGTCCGAGTTTTCAGACTGGACAGCCTTTTTTTCCAAAACACCCTTCACGGATCAGTTACTTGATGCTGAGTTCGCCACGGCTAAAGAACTCATGGTGGCAATGTTCACGGGTAAGAATGACCTTTCAGCCATAGATTTTAGCCTTCTCTCTCAGCCGGAAGATGAACCTGAAAAAACGGATGAGGAGCTGATGTTGGCTGGAGAAGGGCTTTTCGGGGGAAGTAGATATGTCCCAGCAAATTAGTGATCTGGTCATTAATCTCGATGTTGATAATGCCACGTTTACCGAGCAGATAGCCCGGATCAAGGGTCAGCTCAGGAACATGGCCGATGACTCAGATAAGTCCCTCGACAAGGTCGGGCAAGCTGCTGAGCGGCAAGCGGCAGCCCTCAAACAAATGGGGGATGCCGGTGCGCGGGCGGCAAACGACATTCAGGCCCAGCAATCCGCAGCTGCCAGCGCGGTAAGTAGCGAGTGGCAGAAAACTGAGGCATCAATGGCGGGGGCGCGCCGCGCAATAAGCGGCATGAATGTTGAGCAGCTTTCCAATATTAAATCTCTCCTAGCCGGAATGACGGCAGAAAATGAAAAGGTGCTGGACCGGTTGGGCAGCGCAGCCGACCGTCAGGCTGGCTCTTTAATGCGAATGGGCGAAGCTGGAGCCCGCGCTTCAGAAGAGATAAGAGAAAAACAATCCCTAGCGGCCAATGCTGTAAGCAGTGAATGGCAAAAATCCTCTGCGTCGATGGAAGGGGCAAGGCGTGCGCTGAGCGGGCTTAATACGGACCAGCTGAACAGCGTAAAATCTATCCTTTCAGGCATGTCTGAGGAAAATCACAAGGTTTTTGACCGCCTTGGCAGAGCAACAGAACAGCAGACTGAGTCTATGGTAAGGCTGGGGGCGGCCGGTGCGAATGCGGCAAATGAAATCCGCAACGCCCAGACCAAGGCGGCAGGGGATG